GCGCACGGGAGCCGTGGCTGCCGGGTATGTAGGTATCGTAACATTTGTGCTATCGACCGCCCACCAAAGTTCTACAAACTCCCCCGCTTCTAAGCGCACAAAATAGTTCCACCCCACGATACTCCCGCCATCAACGGAGCCGTGCCGAGGCGCTATCGTTACAGACCCACGAGAACCCGCGATATCCACTCCGGGGCCGGGGCCGTCTTGGCGAAGCCATATATCAAGATCGTGGGCTTGCGAGGATGTGTTTTTGGTCTGCACACTGAACTGCAGGTTGTAGATACCCCCATAGGTTGCGACAAGCCTAGAGGTTAGGGTCCCTGTGATAGTCGTGCTAGCTACCGTAGCAGACGTGCTGACCGTGTAAGTTCCAGTACCGCCAGTGCCGGTAAGAAACGCAGTAATTGTGGTGCCCGGTACGACTCCGGTACCCGTTAGGGTCATCCCAAGATAGATAGCATCCCCCGATACTGCAGTGACTGTAAGCGTTGTTAAAGCTTGCGAAGCCGTCATTACGGCTACATGGTCCCCGAGTGCTACGCCATTGGCGTAATCCAACGTGTCAAAAGTAAGCGCTTTGGCGGTGTTAGCAGGGGCGGTCTGGGTAACTAAAGATTGAAACGCCCCATACGGATGCTGCAAGAACCTACCTCCAGTGCCGCCTAGCAGTTCCGACATTGCCGCGTCTAGCTGGTTAAAGTAGATACGCAGCATGTTATTCTGCGCTCGAAAGGAGTCCTGCGAATACTCTGCCGGCAGTATCTGCAGCGCAGGGGATTTAGGCTTAAATAGTAGAGTCATTATGCGGTTTTCCAATGAAGGCGTTCTAAATCTTTTCGGGCTGCAGCCGCTTCTTCAACGGTCTTAAAACACTTAGAGTAGAACGCTTTTTCACACACTGTTATTTTTGCCATCCAGCTATTAGGCCCGGTTTGAGATACGCCTATATAACCTGTCTTACTTGAAGCCCTGAGGCGTGTGTTTCTATTTTGCGCAGTGGGGGTAGCCCATTGACAGTTAGAAGGCTCGTAGTTTCCATACGGGTCTATCCGATCAAGAGTCTCAGTTCCTGTAGGCTCTCCCATATCAGAGGCAAAGGTTTGATAGTTGAACCATTCAGCGCATACAGTAGTGCCTCGACCCCCGTAACGTGGGAAATCCTTGTCGGTGGGTTTAGTGCATCTTCGTATCATAGCTCTCCATGTGTTGTATGAGCCTTTGTATGAGCCGCCATGTTTGGTAATTGCTTCTTTTAGGGCACAGCCGCAAGAAATGGTGCTGCCGGTAACGAGACTGCAAACATCTACTTGCTTAATGGTTCCACAATCACAAATACACTCCCACATAGTTTTTTTAGAAGTGCTTACCCCTGCACGACTAAGAGCTACCAGCCGCCCAAAGCGCATTCCAGTCCGATCAATAAACTTGGTACCCATAAAAACTCCTAGTAAAAAGCTTTTATTGTACGCTCCCATCTGTTCGTAAGTCAACGTTTCCCATCAGGCCTTACATCGAAACGGATAGAACCTAGTTGCCATGTGGTACCTATTTTGTTGGACGAGGCTTTCAAGATCATCTGCCGCCCGCGAAGGCGCGTGTAAATCTGCCCTGTAAACCCTTCAGTTACGGTGTATTCCGCCCCAGTCAATTGATTAACAGGCTGCGATACAAGCGATCCCGTGCCCGACCCAGAGTTCTTCATGGGGTACAGCCCCAAGGTTACCTCCGCAGTAGTGCCTGCAGTAGACCCCGCAAACGAGAGGTCAGGTAGCATACGGTAGACAAACATGAAGTGATCCCCGTCATCCATATCGAACTCAGAGGAGGAGATATAGGCATGGATCGGGAGCGGTACATCCGTTTCTTCATCATCCACCCCAAATTCATGGTTGACGATATTATGGCTGTATGTAGCCGCAATAGGGTAGTTTACTAGCCCCGAGTCGAGCCATGCGGTGCGTCCCATTGTGCCGTAGTACCAAACCTTCTCGACGTAGTTGTAGATAACATAATTACTGATCGCGGTACTATCTGCCGCGCAGTAAAACCACCAGACTTCATTAAAGCCTTCATTGGTGCCCGCAAATACTTGGTAGTTTTGCGTCAGGTTGATGTCTTGGTAGACAAACTTTCGCAGGTCGCAGTCAAGGGTTCGCACTGTACCGTCATACATGTAGAACTTGTCAATACCCATCCAGTAAACAACGCCTGAAGCTAGCGCTACTGCGTTAGGCCCCATAAGCGAAATGTTATCGCCCACAAGCTGCGTCTGCCAAACTACAGGAGCGCCTACATATTGGAATGCGTAGAGGGAGGAGTCCGTCCATATCAGAATCTCTTGCCGAGCTTGCAAGCAAGCTACGATTTTGGACCCGTGAGAGAGCCGAATGCTACCCGCCTGATTAGTGGCAGATGGGGTCCACTGGGTTACAGACTCTTGATCGGACCAGCGTACCACCATAGGGTCTTGCGTGGCAGTACCGAATTCGTTAGCCCCTAGGGCGAACACAAAGCGGCTTGTGTCCGATATGAAGATCGCGTTCTGGACAATCGGAACGTTGGAGGCTCCGCCCAAAGACGTAACTGCAATTCCCCTATTAGAGAGGATATGGGTACCTGACTGGGTTCCAGACGTAGTTATAGCAGTGCCGCCGTACGTGGTGGATAGATTGCACGTAGTAACCCCGCTAACGGTTGTGGAGTTTATAACGTAGTACACCACATAGGTAAGGAGCCCTGTAGGCAGTGCCCCAGTGGTCTCTAGCATGACTGCGGTACCGTTAAGCAGCAGGGGGCCAGTCGTAAAGGTCAGTACCGCAGTTGCCCCGATGGTCACGGTAAAGGTCGAAGTACCCAGCCCCGCGCTCGCATTCCAGTAATACATAGCTCCACCCGCAGGGGCAAACACCAAACTCTCACCAAAGTTATTCTGGCTCCAAAGCTGAAGCGGCGTACCCACCGTAACCCCAGTCCCCCAGCCTCCGGACCCCCAGCCACCACTACCCCATCCAGCAGCGGGGCTTTGCACCTCTAACCCTGTAGCGACTTGGTACGCGGCAACAACCGCCGCACCTCCACCCGGAGAGCCCGCTACATCAGTACCTGTAGCAGTAGTTGCAACGGTAATCGTATAGGTATTGGCAGTGATAACGGTTACTTGGTACTCTTGGTTAAGTAGAGCCGCAGTTATGTTACCGCCAAGCCCTACCGCTCCACTGAAGGATACAAAGTCATTCGACCCACCTCCATGTGCCGTATCGTAGACCGTAATAATATTAGAGCCTAGAGTGGCAGTGAAAGGGTTACCCGTGCCTGTAGCCCCAAGCATGGGGCGTACAACTTTCCGAATAGGCGTTACGTCATAGTACAGCCCGCCCTTGTTGATATAGAACTTCAGGTTTGTACCCACGCCTATAAGCGTCAGTCCAGTAAGCGTAACCCATGTCCACAGTGAGCGGCATACGCCTAGAAATGTATAGACGGAATACCGAGCCCACCCACCTAACTTCTCGGGGGTCCCTTTACGAAACCGAATCTTGTCGCTGTCGTACCATTTGCCTTCGGAGGTGTAGCGGGTATTTTCCTTCGAGACTCCACTCTGGATTCCAATTTTTTTTATGGGCATATAGACCTTAATAGTGCGGCTTCTGCAGCGCGGCGTTTTACCAAGCCGGGGAGTATGCGACCCCCGCCGCGCACCCATTTAGCCAATTCTAACTGCGCAGCAGCCCAGTCTTCGAGGTTGATTTTCTTACGAAGCGTACTGCTGTGCAAGTTTCCAGAGCCTAGGTTAAAGGTGAAGTCGAGTATCGCCGCTAGTTTGCGGGGCTCTGTAAGCTTAGGGCAGGAGCGTCTTACCGCAGGTATGCAGACCCTATCTAACTCCCACCGCAAAAGTTCTTCGGCCCGGTCTCGGGTTATGGGGGCGTCTGCTAGAGTTACGCGGCGTCCATCCTCGTACCGGGTCGATCCGTAGCCCACAGTCGCCACGAGGGCCGGGCACATATAGGGCTTGAGATACAGCCCTTCAAACTGCCGACAAAGCGAGGCCGCTATCGTAACGGCTTCCGTACTCATTTACCACGCTTGAAGAGCGACCGATCTGCTAAATAGATACCCAGTGCCGCGCCGCATATGCTCCAGCCGTTATCGTCCAGTACCCATCCAGTTTGCGCGAAGTGCAGTGTGACCATAATAACGGCCCATGTAGCCACGAAGGGGCGGATAACCCCGTTCCAAGCGTCGATGAACCAGATACCGATAGTCTGCGTAGTCCCCTTAACCGCAGCCAGCCACCCGTTAGCTTCGATTTGGTCCACTACCGCTTCGGCCTGCACATGCACAAGCTTGACCCCCAACTCTGCCTGAAGGCGTAGCGCGTCTTGGTTACGAAGAAACTGGGAGTTATCTAGCTCGCCTTGCAACCGCATCCGATCCATTTCATGCAGGTGATCCTGCTTTTTGTTCATCCAAGAGCTTATCTCGCCAAACAACATGCGAAATACAGAGCCGCCAAGAAAGGACAGGAGTGCGGAGAACATTATTTGGGAACGCCCGTAAGAATTTCAGCCTTACGCCCCGGGGCAAGGAGTTTGATCGCTGTCATATAGTCCAGACTGTCACTGATTGACTTCAGCGCCAGATTGACCGTCAGTGTGCGGGGATCATTCAAGAGGTCTTGCAGATCAATAATCACCGGATCAGTAGACTGCTTAGCCGCAATACGCTCCGCCGAAGTGAACAACATCTTGTACTGGATAGCACTGACCGTAGGAGGCACGACTGCAGGAAGTTCTGGAATAACCGGCTTTGGAATCGGCTTTTTGGTCAATACGCCATCTGTAAACGTGTCGCCCGATTCCGCTTCATCTGGTACTTGCGTATCAAATAGCGTGGCGATGTCGGGGTGAAACACATCTAGCGGATCACCGGCAGTCAGGTCACGAATAATCGTGTTTTCAATCCATGCGTATTTCATTTTAGTAACCCTCAGTCCAATAAAGAATCACTGCACCGGGACCGCCAGCTTGGCTGACGCCCCCAAAGAACCCTCCGCCGCCTCCGGTAGTTGCCCCAGCCGAACCAGCGCCTCCCATATAACCTCCTGCGCCCCCACCGCCACCTCCTCCGCATCCAAAGCCACCACCGCCACCCTGGCCTGTGGTAGTCGTACCCGGGCCGCCGCCACCCCCGCCACCGGGGCCAGTAGCTCCTGAACCCCCGAAAGTAGTTGTGGTAAGTACGCCTCCTACGCCCCCGGGAGTTGCAGTGGCACTATCAGACAGTAGCAAGAAAGCCATGAGGCCGACCCCCGTAGCGCCTGTGCCTCCGTTACCCCCCGCAACGCCAGATACTCCCGGGCTTCCATTCGATCCAACACCCCCGCCACCACCTGCTGGACCTAGGGTACCTGCGAACCCTGTGCCCCCTGCGCCGCGCCCAATCCCCCCGCCACCGGACCCGGATTGAAC